TGTAACAAGAATTTTGGGTCTCTCAGGATACGACGCCGGTCCATCTTGGTCAATTAAAACAATATCAAATCCTGATGTTGATACCATCGGTCTTTCTTCTGACTTGGGTACATTTGGATTTACTTTCGTAGGTACAACAGCGTCAACCACAAGTATTTCTATTACTTTATCAGGTGGTGGGGCTAGTTCTTACATCTCTAATGTAACAGGTAATACTGTAACTTTTGCAAATGGAACAACTTCAACTGTATTGGATGAACTTGAGGGTTTTGCTTTTGACATTATCTCAGATAATTCTTTGTCAGGTGACACTGCTTATGTATACGGATCGTTGTCCGCAGGTACATTCAATGCTCTTACCGCTGCAGGTTTCACAGAATTAGTTAACGTGTTTGGTTGTAATAATTTAGATGAATCAAGTGCGGATTTAACCGCAGTTAGTAATGACACTTGGTATTATGGTTTGTTTGAATTGACAAACGATACATACTCAGGTGTATCATTCTCTTCTCAAATTTCAACACTTGTAACTGATGGGGCTGGTTCATTTACAGGTACTTGTGTTGGATCGGTAAACTCTTACACTGCCGATACATACTCCGATTCTCATAACTTAGTTGTCGGTACTTTCAGATCAAGAGGTATTTCTCAATATAACGATAACAACAACCCAACTTATGAAGTTACAGGTACAACCGATGTTGTTATTTTGGATAACTTGAATGGTATTTCTCAAAATCCTTTCAATAACTTCACAGTTTCAGGTGTTACAAAAGATGCGGTAACCTTTAGTTTCCAAACATCATTCCAGTCTTCTAACACAGATTTTGTTGGAAAAGTATTTGGAAGATCTAACTTCAATAAAGACAGAACTGAGGTTCCTTTGTTTATTGAGGAAGAATATTCAGGTCTTTTGGCTACTCTTTATAACCAAGGTAAGGTTAGAGGTCTTTCAACAAGTTTGGTAGCGTTTGATTCGGCACAAAGTTTAGATCCAAACACTATCGGTTGGTACTGCGAACAATATCAAACACCAGCAACCCCTTATGTGGTTTCAGAACTCCGTGGTGATATTGTTGAAAGATTGTTCAGATTTATTTCAATCTCTGACGGTAACAATGCAAACAGACAAATCAAAATTTCTTTGGTGAATATGTCATTTGCTAATAACAACTTTGATATCTTGGTTCGTGACTTCTTTGATACTGATGAAAATCCTGTTGTCTTGGAAAGATTTGCTAACTGTACGATGAGTGTATCAAGTCCAAGTTACATCGCACAGAAAATTGGTACCGCTAACGGTGAGTACGAATTGAAGTCAACGTATATTATGCTTGAACTAGTGGAAGGTCACCCAGTTGACGCTCTTCCTTGTGGTTTTGAAGGATATATTTCAAGAAACTATTCAACAAATATTTCTCCATTCTTGGTTTACAAAACACAATACTACACACCTGGTCAACTTGTTTATACACCTCCATTTAATACCCCCGTATTAACCGCAGGTGGTGGAGCATCAAGTGTTAGAAGTTCAGGTGATAAAGTTAGAAGAACCTACTTGGGTCTTTCTAATGTACAGGGTTATGATGCAGACTTCTTCTCTTACAAAGGAAAGCAGTTACCTGATAACATAGCAACCGATACAACATCTGCAGATTGGAACTACTTAACTCAAGGTTTCCATATGGATATTAACGCAAGTGCGATCACAATCCCAAGCACTTATGTTACTTCAGGTCAATCGGCTTATCAGTGTGGTATTGCTACATTCCAAGCGGAACCAACATCTTCATCAAGTCCATATTATAAAATATTCTCTCGTAAATTCACTCTCTTACCCGCAGGTGGATTTGATGGTTGGGATATCTACAGAGAATATAGAACTAATGCAGACTCTTACCAACTCGGAGATACCAAATATCTTCTCGGAGCGGCGGCAACGGCACAATTCCCTGACGCTTCAGGATGGGGAGCGTTCAAGAAAATCACCGATGGTGAGAATACTGAATGGGCAAACACCGACTACTACGCGTATCTTAAAGGTTTCCAAACATTTAATAACCCAGCGTCAGTTAACATTAACGTGTTTGTTACACCCGGTATTGATTATGTAAATAACTTGGCTCTCGTTCAAGACGCTATTGAGATCGTTGAACAAGACAGAGCTGACTCAATTTACATTACAACCACACCTGACTATGAAATGTTTGTGGCGACCACTTCAGATCCTGAGGATTTCATTTATCCGACAGATGCTGTTGTAAACTTGGAGGATAGTGATATTGACTCTAACTACACCGCAACTTTCTACCCTTGGATTTTGGTTAGAGATAGTGTAAATAACACGAACCTTTGGATACCACCAACATCTGAAGTTGTAAGAAACTTAGCTCTTACCGATAACATTGCGTTCCCTTGGTTCGCATCGGCAGGTTACTCAAGAGGTTTGGTAAACGCGGTTAAGGCAAGAAGAAAACTCACACAAGAAGATAGAGATATCCTTTATCAAGGAAGACTCAACCCAATTGCAACCTTCTCTGATGTTGGTCCGGTAATTTGGGGTAACAAAACTCTTCAGGTTCGTGAGTCAGCTCTTGACAGAATCAACGTTAGAAGATTGTTGTTACAAGCTCGTAAGTTGATTTCTGCGGTCGCAGTTAGACTTCTCTTTGAACAAAACGACCAACAAGTCAGACAAGACTTCTTGGATGCGGTGAATCCAATCTTGGATGCTATAAGAAGAGACAGAGGTCTTACGGACTTTAGAGTAACAGTATCAAGTTCACCTGAAGATATTGATAGAAACCAATTAACAGGTAAGATTTACATCAAACCAACAAGATCTTTGGAATTTATTGATATTGAATTTGTAATTACACCAACAGGTGCATCGTTTGAAAATATCTAAACAACTATTTAATAAAAGGGGGAGAAAAAGTCTCCCCCTTTTTTAAAAAATGAAACTACTAAGAAAAATAATATCAGAATATGTGGAGGAAAAAATCCTCTCTGAAGGTTTTGGTGAAGACTTAACTCCAGATTCAAAGTATTACGCTTTTGATTGGGACGATAATATTGTCTATATGCCGACCAAAATATTGGTTTTATCTGATGACGATAGAGAGGTGGGGATGGGTAGTGAAGATTTTGCCAAATACCGTGAGCAGATCGGAAAAGAACCATTTATTTATCACGGACTCACTATTGTAGGTTTTGCAAAAGATCCGTTTAGACATTTTTCAGTTGCGGGTGACAAACAATTTGTGATTGATGCTTTAACTGCACCTCCCGGTCCATCATGGAATGATTTTGTAGAATGTTTAAATGGTGGATCAATATTTGCGATTATTACGGCGAGAGGTCACTCACCAAAAGCAATCCGTGAAGCTTGTAAAAATTATCTTTTGATGAATTATAATGGATTAAATGGAAATGTTTGTTACGAAAATTTAAAAAAATATCGTGAATTAACAGGTGAAGTTACAAACTCTTCAAAAACTCAAATGATAGACGAATATCTCAATTTGTGTAAATTTTATCCTGTGACATATGGAGAGGGAAGCGCCCAAAATCCTGAACAAGGTAAAATTAACGCTTTAAGAGAATTTATAGGGTATGTAAAAGAAATGTCCTCAAAATTAGACAACAAGGCATTTTTTAAAAATGATGTAAAGAATTTTTTTGTACCTCAAATAGGATTTTCTGATGACGACCTTAGAAATATAGAAAAAATAAAAGGATTTCTAGAAAAAGAATACCCAGAAGAAAGTCCAGTAAAAGTTTTTGCTACACACGGAGGACAAAAAAAGGAAATAAAATAAAAACTAGAATATTTATAATTAAAATAAAAATAACTAGTGAACTAACTAGATAAAGAAATAAAATAAACTGAATAAAAGTAAATAGAAAAATATGGCAGACTTACTAATGAAAATGCCGGTTCCTTACGAACCAAAAAGAGCGAATCGCTTTATCTTGAGATTTGATACAACATTAGGAATAAATGAGTGGTTTGTTGAATCAACCTCAAGACCACAAATTTCAATTAACCCCGTTGAAATTCCATTTTTGAATACCTCTACTTATGTTGCTGGAAGATTCAACTGGAACACCATCAACGTTACCTTCAGAGATCCAATTGGGCCGTCAGCGTCTCAAGCACTTATGGAGTGGGTTAGACTACACGCAGAATCTGTCACAGGTCGTATGGGTTACGCTGCGGGTTACAAGAAAGATATTGACCTTGAACTTTTAGATCCAACCGGTGTTGTGGTTGAAAAGTGGATATTACAAGGTACATTCCTTTCTGATGTTAACTTTGATTCATTGGGATATAGTGAAGATGGTCTTGCAACTATCACCGCTACACTTCGTCCTGATAGATGTATCCTTGTT